CGATGGCGCGCAGATCGGCAGCTCCGGCAGATACGCGAAGATAGGCAGCTCCGGCGATGACGCGAAGATCACCGTTGAAAACGCTAATAATGTGGTAGCTTGTGTGGGCAAGCGCGGACGAATCAAAGCACCCGTAGGTACTTGGTGCACACTTGCCGAGTATGGCGAGTGGAACGGTGAGGGGTATCCGTGCATTTGCGTTAAGTCGTTCGAGATTGACGGCGAGACGTACAAAGCGGACACATGGTATACGCTCAAAGACGGTGAGATCGTGGAAGTGCCCGAAGAATGAGCCTATACGATTTTGCGGATATCCGCGCCGTGCTCCCCGAACATTTGAGTTGCGCACGATTTGAGGGGATGAGAGAAAAGCACCTCATGTATAGACACAAGGGCAAAATGCTTTTCTGGACGATGGAGCACTACGCAGATAAGAGCTATGGCGATTACGAAGTAATGATAGACGGCAAAAGCCAATACTTCAAAAGACTTTCGGATGCCGTCAAATGTTTCAACGGAGGGTGAAATGACACTTTACGAAATTGACAAGAGCATAGAACAGCTTGTAAATGCTGTTAATCCGGAGACCGGAGAACTGCTGGTTGATAATGACGCGCTCGACGCTCTGATGCTGGAGCGTGAGAGCAAGATCGAGAATATTGCGTGCTACGTCAAGAATCTCGCAGCAGATGTAAAGGCGCTCAAGGACGAGGAGACAGCACTTGCCGAGCGCCGCAAGGCAACAGAGAAAAAGGCCGAACGCCTTAGGGACTATCTCGATTATGCGCTACAAGGGCAGAAATTCCAGACGGCAAAATGTGCGGTTTCATTCCGCAAATCTCAGGCGGTTGAGCTTGCAGATGACTTTATAGACTGGGCGGAAAAAACAGGGAATAACACCTTGCTCCGCTTCACCGCCCCGGCGGCTAACAAGGTCGCGATAAAAGCTCTGCTTGTGCAAGGCGCAGAAATCCCCGGCGCAAAGCTGGTGGAGAACACATCCTTGATAATTAAATAAGGAGGCAGAAATGTCAGAGAAAAACATATATCAGCGCATGGCCGCAATCACGGCGGACTTACAGACCGTCGCAAAGAATCTGAGCGTGGAGACTGGGCGCGGCAAGAGCTATAAGGCCGTATCCGAGCGAGATATCATCGACGCAGTTAAGCCGCTTGAAATCAAGCACGGTGTTTATTCCTATCCTGCTGAACGTCACGTTCTCGAATCTCAGATACTCGAAAGCGAGAACGAATATCAGGGCAAGGTAACGAAGAAAACGACGTTCTACGAACGCATCAAGACCGTCTATCGCTTCTGCAACATCGACAATCCGGCAGAATACATAGAAACGACGACTTTTGCAGAGGGCATAGACAGCCAGGATAAGGGAAGCGGCAAGGCAATGACATATGCCGATAAATACGCGCTGATGAAAGCCTATAAGATCAGCACCGGCGATGACCCGGATCAGACGGCAAGCACAGAAGAGCGATACACACAGACGGCTCTAATATGCGCCGATTGCGGTAGCAAGATAGAGCCTATAAAGCTCAAGGACGGGCGCGTCTGGACACCAGCGGACGTGGTACGCAACAGTCAGAAAAGCTATGGCCGCAGCTTGTGCCGCGACTGTATGACCAAGATCAATGAAGCAAAGAAAGCCGTTAAGACGGCAGAACAGGAGGGCTAAATGCTTAACCGAATAACCATCATGGGCAGGATGACACGTGATCCGGAGCTGCGCCACACGCCGCAGGGAACGCCGGTTGTGACGTTCACCCTTGCAGTTGACCGTGACTATCAGAGCGGCGGCAGCGAAAAGCAGACCGATTTTATTGACGTCGTAGTATGGCGCCAGACCGCTGAGTTTGTCAGCAAGTATTTCACCAAGGGCAGCATGACCATTGCAACCGGTCGCTTGCAGATGCGCGATTGGGAGGACAAGAACGGCAACAAGCGCCGCAGCGCGGAAGTGATCGCCGACAGCGTGTATTTCGGTGAGAGCAAGCGCAGCACCGGCACAAACGCCGAGCCGCCAGAGTTTGAAGAGCTGGAAGCGGACGGCGAAACTCTCCCGTTTTGACCTATGACACAGAACGAAAGAATAATCCGGCACTTGACCGACTACGGCAGCATAACGAGCAAGGAGGCAATGACCGAATACGGAATAATGCGGCTTGCCTCCCGCATTAACGACTTGCGCAAGCTCGGCTATCCGATAGTCGGCGAGACGGAGACCGGGAAGAACAGATACGGAGAGCCAACGCGATACTCACGGTACAGATTGGAGAACTGACATGGCATTAGAAAGCTTTAATGCCTATCACAGCTACCTTACTGCGATTGAACCACTCAACGACGCGGAGCGCGGGAGACTTTTCACGGCGCTGCTTACTTATAGTAGCACGGGCGAAGTCCCTGACCTCCGTGGGAACGAGCGCTTTGTCTTTCCGCAGATGAAGTGGCAGATAGATAGGGATAAGAGCAGTTATAACGACTTCTGCGCACGGCAGTCGGAGAATGGGAAAAAAGGCGGCAGGCCGAAAAAGCCAACGGTTAATTTTGAAACCCAAGAAACCCAAGCCTTTTTTGAAAAACCCAAAAAAGCCATAGACAAAGACAAAGACAAAGACAAAGACAAAGACAAAGACATATCCCCTAACGGGGATAAGGGGAAACGCGCTGCGCGCTTTGTCCCCCCCACCGTTGACGAGGTGGCAGCGTACTGCCAAGAGCGGGGAAATGACGTTGATCCGGAACGCTTTGTTGACTTCTACGCCTGTAAGGGCTGGTGTGTGGGCAAGAACCCAATGAAAGACTGGAGGGCAGCAGTGCGCACTTGGGAAAAGCGCGGCAATTATAGCGGCGGGTATACGCAGAGTGCGCCGGTAGCAACAGCTGACAGGTTAGCCGAGATGATACGGAGGGGGGATTTCGATGACTGAGCGAGAATCGGCGCAAATCATAGGCATTATGCAGACGGTTTATCCAGACAGCTTCAAGAACTTATCTGCTGATGCGCTCCGCTCCACGGTCAAGATATGGGCTAAGGTCTTTGAGGACGACCCGGCAAGCGCCGTGCAAGCCGCTGTGATGGCGCACATATCCGCGTCGGCAGATAGATTCATGCCGCCGCCGGGGGCTATCAAACAGCGCCTTATCGGTATGACGACCAATGCGGACATGACGCCGCAAGAGGCATGGCAGCTTGTGAACGCAGCTACACAGCGCGGAATCTATCACGCGAAAGACGAGTTTGACAAGCTCCCGCCGGTGGTTCAGCGGATCGTTGGCAGCCCTAACCAGCTGAAAGAATGGGCGATGATGGACGCGGAGACAGTGCAGAGCGTCATAGCGTCGAACTTCCAGCGCTCATACACGGTGAGGGCTGAAAAAGAGCGGGAGTACATGGCGCTGCCGACCGGAGTAAAAAACACGCTGGCCGAAATATCCGGGAAGCTTGGCTTTGCGGCGCTGCCGGGAGGTGCGAATGAAGATTGAGAGCGCCCGGATCATGGGCAATGACCTCATACTTACCGCTTCGATACCGGACGCACGACGCTTTGTGTACGGCTTTAAGCCGGGGGAGTATGAGATATCCCCGGCAAAGAAAAAGCGCAGTCTGAACGCCAATGCGTATGCGTGGAAGCTTATCAACGACATTGCGCTTGCCGTTCGGGAAAGCCCGGAGGATGTATACCGCGAGGCACTGAAGAACATCCCGAACATCTGCGAGGTGCTTTGCGTGCAGGACAAGGCCGTTGACAGCATGGAACGGCTATGGACAAGGAACCACATAGGGCGGCGCGTAGAGCGGGAGGAAAGCAAAATCAAGGGCTGCACGAATCTGTATATCTTCTACGGCAGCTCGGACTTTGACACCCGGCAAATGTCGATGCTGATAGATAACCTTGTGCAGGACGCACAGGCACTCGGCATAGAGACACGTCCGGAGGAAGAGATCAAGTCACTGTTGGAGGCATGGGAATGAAAGAATACCATGAATTTCTCGAAAGTAAGAAAATAGCTGTCACGCCGTCTGGATTTGAGCCAACGTCAGGCAATCCGAAGCTGTTCAACTGGCAGAATGACATAGTGCGTTGGGCGCTTGTAAAAGGCCGCGCTTGCATATTCGCAGATTGCGGGCTTGGCAAGACGGCTATGCAGCTCCAATGGGCTAAACAGGTGTCAGAGCATACCGGAAAGCCCGTACTGATACTTGCACCGCTTGCCGTCGCGCAGCAGACAAGACGCGAGGGTGAAAAGTTCGATGTTCCTGTCAAAGTCTGCCGAACGCAGAAAGACGCTGTTGACGGCGTGAACATCACAAACTATGAGATGGTCGAGCACTTCACAGCAGAGACATTCAGCGGCGTCGTGCTTGATGAGAGTAGCATACTCAAGGACTACTCAAGCAAGACGCGGCAGCTGCTGACGGATATGTTTCAAGACACACCATATAAGCTGTGCTGCACCGCAACGCCCGCGCCGAACGATTACAAGGAGCTTGGCACACACGCGCAGTTCTGCAACATAATGACGCAGACCGAAATGCTATCTACGTTCTTTTGCCACGACGGTGGGAATACGTCACAGTGGCGCCTCAAAGGTCACGCAGAAAGCAAATTCTTTGAGTGGGTTGCTGGATGGGCGTGCTGTCTGACAAGCCCGGCAGACTTGGGATATGACAGCGCAGGCTTTAATCTGCCGGAGCTTCGTATACACGAAGTCGTAACGGAAAGCGATGCCTTAACGGACAGCGACGGGCAGATGATGCTGATGGCGAAAGCTACACAGGATTTGCAGGAACGACGGCAAGCGCGCCGGTCAAGCTTGGTTGACAGAGTGGCAGCTGCGGCAGAGATAGCCAACGGGACGGATGAACAGGTGCTTGTCTGGTGCGATCTCAACGATGAGAGTAGCGCACTTGCGGATGCGATAGATGGTGCGGTTGAAGTCCGTGGCAGTCAGAGCGCGGAATACAAGGAAACGGCGATGAACGGATTTACAACAAGCGAAAACCGAGTGCTTGTGTCCAAACCGTCAATAGCCGGTTGGGGCATGAACTGGCAGCAGTGCAGCAAAATGATATTTGTGGGGCTGTCGGATAGCTTTGAAGCATATTATCAGGCGGTTCGCCGCTGTTGGCGATTCGGCCAGAAAAAGCCTGTTGATGTGTATATCGTGATTTCTGATGCAGAGGGCTGCGTCAAGGAAAACATAGAGCGCAAACAGCACGATGCGGAGCGTATGACTTCTGAGCTTGTACGGTTCACAAAAAATATACTTGCTGCCGACCTGCACCATACCGTGAGAATGAGCGAAAGCTACTACGCTTTGGAAAGGATGGAAATACCGGAATGGTTATTGAAAATATCGGCGTGATAGATCAAGCAATAGGCGAGAACTACGCGCTGTATAACGGCGACAGCTGCGAGGTGCTGAAAGGCATACCGGAGAGCAGCATACACTATGAGATTTTCTCGCCGCCGTTTGCAAGCCTGTATACATACTCGAACAGCGAGAGAGATTTAGGCAATTGCCGCACGACGACGGAGTTTTACGAACAGTTCAAATACATCGTGAGTGAACTGCACCGTGTTCTTATGCCGGGACGGCTGGTGAGTTTTCATTGTATGGACTTGCCGCTCTCAAAAGAGCGAGACGGCATTATAGGTATCCGGGACTTCCGCGGTGAAATGATCCGGCTGTTTGAGGATGCGGGTTTTGTGCTTCATTCTCAGGTGTGTATTTGGAAAGACCCCGTGACCGCAATGCAGCGCACTAAGGCTCTCGGCCTGCTGCATAAACAGATAAAGAAAGACAGCTGTATGAGCAGACAGGGCATACCAGATTATCTCGTGACCATGCGCAAGCCGGGAGAAAATCCTGAGCGCGTGACGCACACGAATGAGAGTTTTCCGGTAGACGTATGGCAGAGATACGCAAGCCCCGTCTGGATGGACATAAACCCATCAGATACGCTCCAAGCAAGCAGCGCAAAGGAGGATAAGGACGAACGGCATATATGCCCATTGCAGCTTGGCGTTATTCGGCGCGGAATAAATCTATGGACTAACCCCGGCGATACGGTGCTTACTCCGTTTTTGGGGATAGGCTCTGAGGCTGTTGTTGCGTTACAGCAAGGGCGCAAGGCAATAGGCATAGAACTTAAAAGCTCATACTACAAACAGGCAGTACGCAACTGTGAGGGCACACAGGCGTATGAGCAAATATCGCTGTTATGACTAACGAATACGGCGTGATGCTTGACCGAAACGGCTATGCTCCGTCGATCATGCAGGATATAGACGGCTGCTGGTTCTGCAAAACACAGCAGGGCAAGCTTGACCGGCATGAGATATACCACGGGGCATACCGGAAGAAGTCAAAAGCGCTGGGCTTATGGGTGTTGCTCTGCCACGACTGCCACATGACGCTGCACCATACCGACGCCGCCCTTGATGCGCTGCTCAAGCGCTGGGGGCAGCGCGAGGCGATGAAGCATTACGGATGGGACACCGGAGATTTCCGGGGACGGTTCGGAAAAAACTATTTGTGAGGTGAACGATGGAAACACATTTTACGATCCCCGGCAAGCCACAGGGCAAGGCAAGGCCGCGAGTAAGGCACGACGGACACGCATATACCCCAAGTCAGACAACGCAGTATGAAGAGCTTGCACGTTGGTGTTGGCGGCGTTCCGGGGCGGTTAGGCTGAACGGAGCTATAAGAGCGGTGATACTTGCGAGATATCCCGTGCCGAAGCGCGACAGCAAGAAAACGCAAGACGCTAAGATATGCGGTGAAATCCCCTGCACGATAAAGCCGGACTGTGACAACATCGCTAAGATTGTGCTCGACGCGCTCAACGGACTTGCCTATGACGACGATAGCCAAGTCACAGAGCTGGAAGTACATAAGTTCTACGGGGACATCGGGGATGTTTTTGTAAGGCTTGAAGAAATAAAGGAGGGTAATGATGGCGGAGCATAAGAAGTGCTACGGCAAGTGTGACCGCTGCGTGTGGAAGAATAACGGCGGCTGTTCAGAATGGAGGAGAAAAAATGTCTGATTACGTAGAGGCCGGGAAAATATTAGAATTTCTCGACGCTGAAACCAACGCTCTAAACTCCACGTTTGGCGAAATCGACGGTGAGGCGGGCGCATATGTCGCGTGTTTCAAAAATGTCCGGTCTTATATCGAGCGTTTCCCGACTGCCGACGTTGCACCGGTAGTACATAGCTATTGGGAAAGCTATTCGTGTTCACAGTATATGGGGACAGATGGATGGGGCGAACCGAAATGGCGTGATGGTAGGTTTTACATCTGCCATAACTACAAATGCCGAAGAAAAACGGCTATTAAAAGCAACTACTGCCCCAACTGTGGCGCGAGAATGGATTTGGAGGAAACCGATGGCTGATGAATATATAAACCGGGCAAAGTTTTGTGAGTACCTACGAACGCGCAAAGCCGAATCAGCAGACGATTACGGGCGCGGGTGGAAAAACGGGATTATAGCTACCGAAAAGGCAGCGCGTGGGTTCCCTGCTGCTGATGTTGTACCGGTGATACACGCGCACTGGGCTCAAACTTCCAAAGGAGTAATATACTGCTCCAACTGTGGCGCTGTATGCGGAATAGGGGCGCATATAGAGGAAGTAACGGAAGATCATTATTTCTGCTATTACTGCGGGGCAAAAATGGACGAGGAGGACATACATGAGTGAGCTGACCTATATGGACTGCTGGAACTTCGTAGCGCCGTTAATCCCGGTTACGGATGATCTGACAATGGAGATTTATGTAATGGTGTTCGACGCCTTGAAAAAGGCGGAGGAGCAAAGAAAGGAAGACAAATGACATACATTATCAATCCCATGTGGTTTTACTGGCTTAGCGTTGCAGACAAAATCTGCGAGGCCACTCACACACTTGCTATTCTGCTGTTTATCTTTTCGGCTGCTGCATACGTCATGACAGCGGCTTTCAAATTTAATGCGCTTGACGACGATGGATTCGACAGAGAATGTTCTAATTACATAGCCGGAACCAAAGCGCAAAGAATCGCGACCGTCCTCGCTGTTCTTGCTGTAATCATGTCCGCAATTTACACTTTTATTCCATCGGCAGAAACGCTGATTGAAATGCAGATAGCGAGATTCGCGACCGTCGAAAATGCCGAATGGACATTGAACGCCATTAAAAGCGCTACGGACTATATCGTGTCGGCAATAAAGGAGCTGCAATGAGTAAGAGCGGATTGCTCGCCCGGCAGAAGGCCGAGCGCGAACTGTGGACGATTAAGGTAATCGCCTATACCGAGCAGCAGACGCTCGATGCGGTTTGCCTCGCGCTCGCTGAGGGCTTCGGGTTCGGTGAGGAACGGCTGAAACGCTTCCACGACGCTTTCAATGCCAAGTACGCGGAGATCCGCGAACTGGAAAAGGGCGACACCAAGGATAACGAATATGCCGTAGCCAAGCAAGAGGCCGCACTTAAAGCGGCCTGCGGCAAATACTATGCACCGCGTGAGGTAAGATATGATATCAAAATCGTCACCAGAGACGGCAAGCAACACAAGCTGTGAGGAGCTTTATATAGCAAATGAGAAGCTTGCAAGAAAATGTCTGCTCCGGTTCTTCCCGGCGCTTGCCAACGACGAAGATGTTTTGCAGACTGCGCGAATGGCATTATGGCGAGCTTGCCAAGACTTCAAGCCGGGAAAGTGGCAGCTATCTACTCTTGCGTACACGTACATCCGGCGAGACATAATCAAGGAATGGCGCAGCTCGAAGCGCACGAAAAGAGCGCAGGAAACGATCTCTCTCAGCACACCGATACGCGATAAGTCCGGCAGCGAGTATGAGCTTGAAGAAGTCTTGCCGGGGGCAAAAAACGTGGACTGGTGCGACAGCAAAGCTTGGTGGGATAGTCTGACCGACAGGCAGCGTGAAATCTTGCGGTACCGCTACGACGGCAAAACGTACCGAGAGATAGCCGAGATATTAGGCTATTCCCACACGCTCATTGAAACCGAGGTGCGCATAGCGCACAAAGAAGCAAAGAGATATTTGTGAGGTGAAACAAGTATACAAATTAACACTGTGCTGGTCATGTGCAAACGCAACGGGCGGATGCTCATGGACGGCGCGCGATCCAGAAACCGGCGCGATCATGTTTGAGCCGGTTCCGGGCTGGAAAGCAAGGAAAACCACGCTCAAGGGCTATCGTCACGAAAACACCAGCTATCATGTGATAAAGTGCCCGGAATACAAGGAGGACGAATGAAAATAGTAATTGATCCCGGCGCCTACCTGCCGGAACGTGCGCATGATCTTGACGCGGGATATGATCTGCGCTCACCTATAAGGGCTTATGTCCCGCCGTACAGCAGCGCCGTCATTGATATCGGCGTACATATCGAGATACCGGAGGGCTGCGTCGGTATGCTCAAGAGCAAATCCGGGCTGAACGTCAAGCACGATATAACCAGCGAGGGGGTTATAGACAGCGGTTACACGGGGAGCATCTGCGTCAAGCTCTATAACCACGGCCAAAACGCTTATGAGGTCAACAAAGGTGATAAAATCAGTCAGCTTGTAATTATGCCGATAATCACACCGACACTTGAGATTGTAAGCCACCTCGACAGCACCGAACGCGGCGAGGGCGGCTTTGGCTCAACTGGCCGCTGATAGGAGCACAGGGAAATGACCGATGAAGAATATGTGTTCCGCTCTGAATGTGCAGACCGGAAACGCACAGCGCGTGGGAGCTTCAATAAACGCTCCCACGCCGGAAAGGGCGGCAGAGTCAAAATGCCGTCTGATTACATGACAAAAAAGGAGCGTGATAAAATGAACGGAGAAGTGCAGAGTTACAATCTCAACAGCCCTATGAAGTGGGCACAGTTCAAGCGGATGCCGGACGATATCAAGCGTGAATATCTAAGCACGATCATAAGCAAGTACAATCCGCAGCAAGCGGCGCTTGCCGAGATGTTTGGCATAAGTCGGAATACGGTTTGCAATATGTTCCGGGAACTGGGCATACCCTTTAGGGGCAACGTAAGCGAGGTACGCACGGGGCGAAACGATGAGTTTTGGGCATGGGTAAACAGCACGAACGAGGTTATGCAGGACGTGAGTGAAGAACCGTCGCCGGTGGCGGAGATTGCAACGCCGATAGAACAGGTCATGGAACCTGCTGAAAAGCAAAACAAACCGCCCATGGGCGCGGGAATACCAATAAACGGCGTGTTGGAGTTCTCCAATACCACAGCGCAAGACGCATTTAACGCGGCATATGCGCTGCTTACGACAGTGGAGCTACAAAAGCTGGTTATAACATGGGAGGCGGCAAATGACTGAACTCTGGAAACTCAAATGCAAGACAGACTTGTACAATCTCCGAAAGAACGAAGCGGCTATTGAATCCATACCAAGCGACATAGCCCTTGAGCGCGAGCGGATGACGGCGATTAAAAGCGCATGCACAGACTCAACACCGGTACAGGGCGGCGGGAGCAGCTACGACGACAGGCTTAATAACAGCATTTGCCTTATTGACTTGCTGACGGCTAACCTGCACTTTGCTGAAAAAGAGGTTGAATTGACTTGTAGGGCGCTTGATAAGCTCGCCGACGAAGAGCGACGAATACTTGAGGTGCTTTACATAGACAAGCAGAGGAACGGCGCACAGCGGCTATGTGATGAGCTGAACTGCGATGATAGCACTGTATGGCGCAAAGCCAAGCGCGCGCTGACAGATTACTGTACCGCGAGATACGGCACAAGTTAAAATGCGAGTTTTGTGACAGTGACTTTCCAAAAAAACGTGGTATAATGTGTATGCTCAGAGAGCGCCGGAAAGCACCGGCGCTCTTTTGCTTAACCGCAAGAGCGTGAACTTGACGACGTTTTGAGCACGATCACGGCGGTGGTTTTACCTCCTTTTCACACCGCCCAAAGAGTAGGAGCAGCTACGGCGAGGGACACCATAAGCAGTGGAGGGGGCTATGGATATAATCACAATGCGGCTTGACGATCTCAAGCCATACAGCAACAACACAAAGGAACACCCGCAGGAGCAGATAGACGAGATAAAAGAATCTATCGCCCGATACGGGATGAATGACCCTATTGCCATTTGGGGCAAGTCCAACGTCATTGTAGAGGGTCACGGACGCTTTGAAGCCCTGCGGCAGATGGGGATAAAAGAAGCGCCGTGCATACGCCTTGACCACTTGACCGATAAGCAGCGCCGGGAATATACCATTGCACACAACAAAACCGCAATGGACAGCGGCTTTGACAAGGATATGCTGTCCTTGGAGCTTCCCGGCCTTGATCTCGGCTTTCTCGGTTATGTAAACGAGCCGGAGGAAGAAGAGGACGATGGTTATTACGGCGACGAACGCGAAAAGACATATAGCAAAATGAATCTGCGCGACTATGACGCAGAACGCGCCGCCGGTAAATGGGATATGCCGATACTGAAAGCGACAGGCCATATACCGGAGGATTTAATATCGTTCAACTATATGCTCACAAGCAAGGACTACGGCAAGGGCATACACTTCTATATCGACGATTACCAATTTGAGCGGGTATGGACAACGCCGGACAAGTACATTGACAAGCTCGGTATGTTCGACTGCGTTCTCACGCCGGACTTTTCGCTTTATCTGGATATGCCGCTTGCAATGCAGATATGGAACGTGTACCGTTCCCGGCTGATCGGCCAGATCATGCAGGACGCGGGCATAACGGTTATACCGACGCTGCAATGGGCAGATGAACGGAGCTTTGATTTCTGCTTTGACGGCATAGAGCCGGGCGGTGTAGTCTCGGTAAGCACGATAGGCGTCAAGCGCGATAAAAACGCCGGTGGTATATGGTTTGCCGGTATGGATGAAGCAATAAAGCGGTTGAGACCGTCGCACGTCGTGTGTTACGGCGGCGATATTGGATATAAATTCCCGTGTGGCGTGAGTTACATTGCAAATCACAATACGGAGAGATTCGGAGGAAAAAGCTGATGGGCGGACGTGGAGCAAGCAGCGGCATATCAAAAGGCGGTGCGCCAAGTCTTGATAACAATCTTATACGCAGGGCAAACGCCGCAAGTTTTGCAGTAGACACCGGAGACGCGACAAAGCGGGAATACACGCGGAATGTCGAGACCATAAAAGGGCTTGGATTTGACGAGACCGAAACGAAAGCAGCATATAAAGAGCTTCACCGTCTGACGACCGATCAGCTTAGAGCAGAATCGCAGAGTGTCAGCCCTTATACTTCCGGTGTAGCGCGATTCAACCGCGCACAGGTGCAGAAGAACGCACAGAAAGCCGTTGACAAACGTGCAGCCGTCAACTCTTATATGAACAGTTTGAAAGATAAGGCGAAAAAAGCGCAGAAACAGAAAGAAACAAATACGCTTTCTTCGGCGCTCAAGAGCGCGATGAGCAGCGGAAAGCTTGAAGTGACAGTAAACGGCAAGACGTATTACCGAACACGCAAAAACTCTGCAACATGGAGAGTTAGATAATGGGCAGCAGAGGTGCAGCAAGCGGCACAGGCAAGCATCCATACGGCAGCGAGTACAAAACGGTATTGCAGGACGGCAATATCAAGTTTGTAAAATACCGGCTCGCTGACAATGCGAAAGCGCCGCTTGAGACGCAGACCAAAGGACGAATATATGTTACGGTAAACAACGATAACGAATTATCATTTATTTCGTATTATGACCGTGAGGGGAAACGTTCAAAGACGATAGACCTTTTACACGCCCATGATGGAAAGTCGCCGCATTCGCATACGGGCTATGAGCATGACGGGAAAGCGTCAGACTTGGCCGATGAAGAGAAAAAGCTTCTTGCAAGAGTGCGCAAGGCATGGTATGATAGCAGAGGCAAGTAGTAGTGTTAAGGAGCACGCCGCGCAAGCGGAAATCACGGTTCGAGTCCGTGCGCTTGCCATTTTAATTTAACAGCAATCGTCGTTTTGTTAATTCAGAACGGCGATTTTTTATTTTCAAGGGAGGGAGGGTATGCCACGCAATCCCAAACAGGACGAGAACTTAAAAAAAGGACGCGATACGCAGTTCAAAAGCGGCGAGATGGCGGTGAGAAATGGGCGAAAGGGCGGCATAGTCTCAGGAGAGGCCAAGAGAGCTAACAAGAGCCTTGCAAGCCTCGCGAAGTCGATAGCACAGCAGCCCGCGCCGGATAAGCTCAAGGGGCAGATAAAGCGCGTGGGGCTTGCGATAGATGACGAGGATATGACGTGCAACGCCGCTATTGTCGCCGGTGTGTATGGCAAAGCCGTAAGCGGCGATGACAAAGCCGTTGACCGCTGGGAGACATGGACAAGCGAGGGCACGGCAGACGATAAACCGTTCAAGATACCTGCTGAGATAATCGGCAAGGCGTTTGTTGATATAAACCGGCAGATAGTGCCGAACAAGTCATACATATTCAAGGGCGGGCGCGGCGGCTTGAAATCGTCGTATATCTCCGAGAAGATACCGGAGTTGCTTATAAACAATCCGACAATGCACGCTTGCGTTGTGCGAAAGCAAACAAACACACTCAAAGATAGCGTTTACTCGCAAATACAATGGGCTATCAACGAAATGGGGCTGTCTGCTGACTTTGACTTTAAGGTTTCGCCGGTCGAGATAACATACCGCAAGACCGGGCAAAAGATATATTTTCGCGGTTGCGATGATCCTGTAAAGCTCAAGTCATTAAAGCCGCCGTTCGGTTATGTCGGTATACTCTGGATAGAAGAGCGCGATCAGCTCGCGGGCGCAGCGGAAGAACGAAGCGTTAGGCAGTCTGTTCTTCGTGGTGGTAATGACGCTTATTTCTTCGGCTCATATAACCCGCCGAAGAGCCGCGCGAACTGGGTAAATCAGCAGCTCTTAGAGCCAGACGAAAACCGCATTGTACACCATTCGTCATATCTGGAAGCGCCGCCAGAATGGTTAGGTACTATGTTCCTCGATGACGCGGAACATCTGAAAGAGGTAAACCCGGCTGCGTATGAGCATGAATATCTCGGCGTTTCCAACGGAGACGGCGGCAACGTGTTTGATAACATCGAGGCTCGGCGTATTACTGACGAAGAGATAGGCCGATTCGACAGAATATATCAGGGCGTGGACTGGGGCTATTACCCGGACATATTCGCGTTCGTGCGCGTACATTACGACGTAGCGCGAGAGATGATTTATTTTATAGACGAGCACTGCAATAACAAAACCAGCAATGCAGATAATGCGGCATGGATAAAAAAAGCAGGGTATGACGATTATCCGGTAACGTGCGACAGTGCGGAGCCGAAGAGCGTTGCAGACTTCCGAGCAAGTGGCGTAAATGCGTTCGAGGCGATAAAAGGCCCCGGCAGCGTTGAGTACGGTATGAAGTGGTTACAGATACGAAAGATGGTAATTGACCCAGAGAGAACGCCAACAGTCTATAAGGAGTTTGTAAACTATGAGTTTGAGCGCGACAAGGACGGGAATGTAATAAGCGGCTATCCAGACAAGGACAACCACACCATAGATAGCACGAGATATGCCCTCGAAAAAGTATTCAGAGTATACGGAGTAAAAGCATAAATGAACATATACGAAGTGTTGCGGGCGCGGGGCTATACCACTGTGCCCGAAAGTTTTTATACGTACATAGAGAATTGGAAAAGCTGGTATGACGGCTATGTTAAGACGTTCCACCGTTATAAGGTGTGGAACGGTATGAAGTCTGTCCCCTGCCGCCTGTACTCGCTCGGCATGGCAAAGAAAGTCTGTGAGGACTGGGCGAACCTGTTAATGAACGAAAAGGTTAAAATCACCCTTGAGGGCAAGAAAGAACAGGCGTTCATTGACGACGTTTTCAGACGGAACAATTTCGCCGTCAAAATAAACGAAATGCAGGAGCTGAAAGCGGCACGGGGAACGACGGCATACGTGCCGACGGTCTCTAATGTACAGGTCGACGGCCAGACCGGCGCAGTAACCGGCACAGATGGAGAGATACGTATTGATTACGTTCCGGCTGATTTAATCCTGCCGCTTACTTGGGAAAACGGCATTGTTACAGAGTGCGCATTTGGTAGCCATAAAGCCGTTAAGAAAGACACGTATCTGTATATCTGCATTCATAAGCGCAGCGAACGCGGCACGTATGATATTGAAAATCTGTTGTATAGAGATACGAAAGGCAGTTTGTCCGAAGTCAACCTTGCGGATGTTCCGGGCTTTGAGAATATCCCGCCTGTTGTGCATACGCCTTTTACACAGCGGACGTTTGTTATTGACCGGCTGAACATTGCAAACAACGTCGATCCGACGCTTCCGATGGGCATAGCGGTATTTGCAAACGCCATAGATCAGCTTAAGGGCGTTGATGTGACCTATGACAGCTATGTAAATGAGTTCCAACTTGGCAAAAAGCGCATAATGGTCAAGCCACAGGCAACAAAAGACTTTCACACCGGCGATCCGCTGTTTGACACAAATGACCTTGTGTTTTATGTTCTGCCTGAGGACGGCCAAAATGGCGATATTGTCAAAGAAATCGATATGCAGCTCCGCACGGCAGAGCACAACGCCGGTATACAGGATATGTTGAATCTGTTGTCGAGCAAATGCGGCTTTGGCGAAAACCATTACAAGTATAACAATGGCAATGTTTCCACAGCGACGCAGATCATCAGCGAGAACAGCGAAATGTTCCGCACGATAAAGAAGCATGAGATTATCCTTGAGGATGTGCTTGTTGAGCTATGCCGGATTCTTCTCCGTATGGGCAACGCCTATATGAAAGCGGGGCTTGATGAAGATGTTGAAATCACAATAGATTTCGACGACAGCATTATAGAGGACAAGGAAACAGATTTTTCCCGTGATTCCCGCATGGTGCAGATGGGCATTATGAACCATTGGGAATTTAGGGCTAAATGGATGAACGAGGATGAAGCGACCGCAAAGGCGGCGTTGCCAAAGATGGAAGACCTTGTATCAGGTGAAAATGAGTAATGCCGAAGTATCCAATTACACCGGAGTTCATGCAGGAGCTTCCGGAGGCTATCGTCGTTCTCTATGAACGGCTCGCCGATTACCTCATAGCCGATATATGCAGCCGGTTCAAGTATAACGAGACGGCGACGGCAACGACGATCCGGCATATAAAGCAACTGTTGAAGAACGGCTATGACCTCGATAATATCAATAAGTACATCAAGAAAACGCTGAAGCTCACCGACGCGGAGTTCTCCAAAGCTTGGAGTACCGCGCTGGGCGAGAATCAGCGTTATTTTGATGCTGTCGTAACGGATCAAACCGGCTTTAACCGTGAAGCGTTCGACAGCACGATAGCAGCCATAGCCACACAGACAAGCGGCGAGCTGCGCAACATCACGCGCACAATGGGCTTTGCCGTGCGTGTAGCCGGGCAGATTCAGATGCTCGACCTCGATGGAATGTATGAGCGGGTTCTTGATGATGCGCTGATGAAAGTGCAGAGCGGAATCAGCTATAACGTGGCTATCAGAGAAGCGACAAAGCAGCTCACAGACAGTGGGGTGCAGTACATCGAATATGCTTCCGGATGGCATAACCGCGTTGACGTGGCAGCGCGCCGGGCGGTTATGACAGGGGTAACGCAACTGTCACGGCAGTATAGCGAGCAGACCGCCGAACTGCTTAATACGCCTTATAGAGAGGTCACAGCACACAGGGGCGCACGTGATAAGGATTATCCTAATCCGTGGAGCAGCCACAAGAAATGGCAAGGCCGCGTGTATTCAATATATGCAAAAGACAAATACCCGTCGATATACGAAGTATGCGGGCTTGGCCAAGCAGACGGCCTATGCGGCGTTAACTGCCGTCATTTGTACTATGCGTGGGTTGAGGGCGTAACAGAGCGGACATACACCGACGAAGAGCTTGAAAACCTTGATCCGCCGCCGTTTGAGTTTGAGGGCAAGAAGTACACGTTTTACGAAGCGACGCAGAAACAGCGGCAGATTGAAACAGCGCTGCGCAAGGTCAAACGCGAGGCGATAGCCGCCAAGGCGCGCGGCGACGACGAGGAATACACAAGCCTTGCGGTACGCTATAAGCGCCTAAACGACGAATACCACACATTCAGCAAGGCGGCAGGGCTACGGGAACAGCTCGAGCGGGGCAACATCCCGGAGTTCGGCGCGGATGAATCTAAAGCACTGCTGAAAGCCTTAAAATGATGCAGCTAAAAGCATGACAGAGAGCAAATACACCTCCTTTTCCTTTCTTCTCCTTTCTATGCCCCAAGCGGTGGGGGATATAAATACCGTGCCGCTACTGCTCAACAGCGGCCATGCAATATAATATAGCGCAATGGTGTAATGGTAACACAACGGCCTTTGACGCCGTTATCGTGGGTTCGAGCCCCGCTTGCGCCGCCATAATGCTTCTATAGCTCAATGGTAGAGCAGCCGCCTTGTAAGCGGCAGGTTACGGGTTCAAGTCCTGTTGGAAGCTCCATAGTTCATTCAGTGGTTATTGCAGAAATGTGATAGCCACTTTTTGATATGCCGACGGGCATAAAACGGAATACGCCGACGGGCGGTAAACGGAGGTTTATTTATGGCAGAAGAGAATGTCAATACCAACACCGGCGCTGCCGGGAGCGAACAGACCTTTACACAAGCGGAGGTCGACAACATCGTTGCTAAGAGGCTTGCAAGAGCCACGCGCGGAATGCCGAGCGATGACGAGCTGAAAGCATATAACGCTTGGAAAGCAAATCAGCAGAGCGAGGCGGAAAAGCTCAAAGACATTGAGAAAGAGCGCGACACCGAAAAGACGGCGCGCCTTGCCGCCGAAGCAAAAATCACGCAGTATGAGAGAGAAAAGTATCTGACCTCAAAGGGCGTGAGCGCTGACGAGCTGGAATTTTACTGTTTCAAGATCGGGCAGAAAGTGACCGATACTGTGAGCTTTGAGAAAGCGGCAGACGCTTTCCTCAAGGAAAGAAAGCCCGCGGGTGTGCGCGTGGACATGTCCGCACACGTCGGAGGCAGCGCCGGGGGCACAAATGGTGCTAACGACGCAATGAACGCCCTCATAAGGGGCAAATTTAGATAAGTGAGGTATAAACATTGGCTACAAACATTGTCAACAGAACTGACCTTTCGGGACTGATCCCCGAACCCGTAACCCGTGAGATAATTCAAGGTGTTACCGAGGGCAGCGCCGTCCTCCAGATGGGGCGCAGACTGCCCAACATGACCAGCAAGACCCAGACCATGAACGTGCTGGATATGCTGCCTACTGCCTATTTCGTCAACGGCGATACCGGCATGAAGCAGACCACTAAAATGAAGTGGGACAAGAAGAAAATCTATGCCGAAGAGATCGCCGTTATCGTGCCTATCCCCGAAGCCGTCCTTGACGATGCGGATTACGACATCTGGGGTGAGGTTCGCCCGCGCCTTGTTGAGGCATTCGGCAAGGTTATTGACAGCGCTATCCTGTTTGGCACGAACAAGCCCACCTCTTGGCGCGATAGCGTCCTTGATACCTGCAAGAAAGCCGGTTCCGTCGTTGCGGCAACTCCCTATATCTATGATGATATCATGGCGGAGGGCGGCGTTATCGCCAAGGTTGAAGAGAGCGGCTATCTCGTCAACGGTATCATGTCTGCAATCCAGATGCGCGCCAAGCTGCGCGGCCTGAAAGACCTGAACGGCGTTCCGCTCTTCAAAACCGATATGCAGGGCGCTACCCCGTATGCATTGGACGGTTCTCCGATGTATTTCCCCCGCAACGGCGCATTTGACACCACCAAGGCGCTTATGTTTGCCGGTGACTGGACGGAGCTTGTCTACTCCATCCGTCAGGATATCACTTTCAAGATATTCGATCAGGGCGTTGTGCAAGACCCGTCTGATAACTCCATCGTGTACAACCTCATGCAGAATGACATGGTTGCGCTGCGCGCTGTCATGCGTCTTGGCTGGGAAATCCCCAATCCCAAGAGCGCATACAACGATAACATCGCCAATCCCTGCCCGTTCGCGGTTTACGCGCCTGCGGGGACTGTCAGCACAGTTACCGTCTCCCCGGCGACTGCTTCCGTCGCTAAGGGCGCAAGCAAGGTGTTTACTGCGACTGTCGCAGGTGAGGGCGCTGTGTCTAACGGCGTTCTGTGGAGCGTTGCTGGCAGCTCTGCCGTCAAGGCGGGCACTAAGATTGACGAAAACGGCAATCTGACTATCGCTTCCAATGAGACCAACACTGCACTGACCGTCACCGCAACTTCCAAGCAGGACGGCACTAAGACCGGCACAGCGGCTGTTACCGTCTCTTGATAGCCGGAGGTGAGCGTGATGTATGCCGATTACACATATTACACGACCACCTATCTCGGCAGCGCACTAACCGAAGAGGAGTTTGCCCGTGCATCGACGCGGGCAAGCTCCTTTTTGGATTATTACACGCGCGGCAAGGCCAAGACTTACACCGGCGACGAGCTGAAAATGTGCTGCTGTGCGCTTGCTGAACAATATCAGATCATCGAGAACGCGCAGACGCAGAGCATGAGCGGCGGCGAGCTACAGAGCCAGACCGTGGGCGCTTGGAGCAAGACATATAAAAGCGGCACGGAGACGGCAGCGGCAGCGCGTGAGACGCTTGCCGGTATCGTAATGCAGTATCTCGGACACACCGGACTTTTATACCGGGGAGGTGGTTGTTGTGTTCCCTCATGTTGTGACTGTTTTTAACGTATGGGAAGATGACGACCTCGACAAGCACTATAACATCACGATACTGCGCGGTGTGCTGCTCGATATCTCAAAGGGCGCTAACATCGCGAAAACGGGCTTGTCAGACGCGGACGCGGCGACGCTCTATATTCCGTTCACCGTCACGGCAGAAAGCACCACGGGCGATGTGAAGCGCTATAAGGAGCCGAAAGCGTTCTATGCGGTTGACAATCCCGGCGAGTTCTGGACGCTTGACAGCGGCGGCGAAAGCAGCTCCACATCGACGTATTTTGCCAAGGGCGAAATCTCGGAGCAAATGAGCCTAAAGGAGCTGCGGCAGGCGCATGAATATGTCTATGATGTGTCCACGGTCGATATCCGGGACTTCGGCGGGGATATGGCTCACTGGCAGGTGGGTGGCAAATGAAAATCACGCTCAAGATCAAGGTTATCAAAGGGCGCGAGTTCAAAGCAGCTTGCACCGCTGCCGAAGCCGTCGTTGCTACACAGGCGCTCAAAGACACGACGCCTTATGTCCCGGCGCTTACCGGGGCATTCTCCAATCTCGCCCGCGTCGACGGTAATGAGATCGTTTATACCGGCGATCAGGCCGCGTATTTATATGCCGGTAAGGTCATGGTAGACGAAATGGGGCGTCACGCAGTGTATATCAAGGACGTGGGATGGAGACATCGCAAGGGCGCAAAGCTCCACGCGATTGATAAAGACCTTGTGTTTACAACGGATATGCATCCAAAGGCACAAGCACACTGGATGGAAGCGTCTTATGAAGAAAACGCTGAGAAGTGGGCGCTTGTCGGAGAAAGAGCGGTGAAGTTGTGGCTTGAATAAAGAAGAAAAACCGAAAACGTTAGTATCTGCGTCGGAAAACGCAGATGTGAGCCGCGCAGTGCGGAAATGGCTGAATACGTACCCAAATAAACCGCTGTCCAAGCTTGACTTTGAATGGTTAGGCAAGAGCAGCGGTCTTTGTATATCCACCATACAGGCGTCATACAAGACCAAGCAGTTTATAGACGGGACATATCAGGCACAGTACCAGTTCAAAATCATTTACCGCACGACGGCAACAGACGCCGACGAGCGCATAACCGCTGACGAGGTGCTGGATAAATACGGCGAATGGGCAGAGCAGAACAGCGGCAGTCTGACCATAGCCGACGGCATTACCGTTAAGAAGGTCAAGCGCGATACGGCGGCGGCACTTTTTGCCCGATATGAGGGCGATGTTGAGGATCATCAGATCCTTTTAACTTTACTTTACGAGGTGATTTAATGGCGGAATATACATTTACCACTACTGCGGGGCAGACCGTAGCGCGTGAGTTGCTGCTTGCTTACCTCAATACCGGCACAAGCACCGTGCCGGTATGGTCAGTGATCGGCAAGCGCGTTGAGGACAGCTCTGAGGAATACGACTGGAGCACCGAGAGCAAGAAAGACATTCTCGGTGATACCTATGGCACGATGAAGAAGCCTGTCATTACGCAGAGCTTTGAGCCGTGCGAGCTGGACAGTGGCGACACCGCACAGCAAAAGATATGGAAGATGGCAGTTGTCGATCAGGACGCTATGGCGCTTGCGGCGCAGGATATGCTTATTGTCCACACTTACGCGGGCTTTGCCGAACGCTACGAGGCTTGCATGGTCGAGGTCACCGGTCTCGGCGGCGAGGGCGGCGGCAGCGTCGGAATGCCGATCACCGTTACATACGGCGGCACGCGTACCCTCGGCAGCGCAGCAAAGAAGTCTGACGGCTCGATAGAGTTTACACCGGCAGCAGCATAATCAACAAGGGCGCGTATTACCGCGCCCTTGCTTTTTTAAGGAGGGAACTATGGCAGATAAACTTGTTTTCATGCCCGATGACGGCATACAGGAAATTTCGCTTAATAATAAAGTTTCGGTGTGGCTCAACCTTACCGATATAGATTTCGTGGAGCGCGTTTTTGATGCGTTCGATGCGATGGACAAGCAGCAGGATAAATATCAGGCGGCGCTCAAAAACGAAGCCGACGCAAAAACCGTGTTTGCAACTGCGCGCACTATGGACGCAGAGATGCGGGAGCTGATAAACGGTCTTTTCGGGTTTGATGTGTGCACTCCGCTTTACGGTCGTATGAACGTGTACGCAATGGCGGGCGGCCTGCCGGTGTGGTGTAACCTCATGCTTTGTCTCATCGAAAATATGAACGATACTTTTACTGCTGAAAAGAAAGCCACAAATCCGAAGCTGCAAAAGTATCTCGCTAAATTCAAAAAATGATTTATTCGTTGCCTATGTCGCTTAACGTGGGCGGCGTTGACCATGCCATACGCACAGATTACAGGGTCATCCTCGAACTTATAGAGGTCTTGAACGACCCGGATTTTTCCGACGCTGACAAGGCTGAAGCGACGATAGAGACGATTTTCCCCGAATGGGAGATGCTTTCTGACTACTCGGAAGCACTTGAAAAATGCTTCTGGTTTATCGACCTCGGACAGCCGCACGGAAAGAAATCTGCCCGTCTGGTGGATTGGGAAAAAGATTTCCCGTACATCATCGCGCCGGTCAACCGCGTTCTCGGCTACGAATGCCGGTCGGTCGAATATCTCCACTGGTGGACGTTCATGGGCGCGTATATGGAGATCGGCGGAGACTGCGCGTTCTCACAGATCGTCAATATCCGCTCCAAGCTGGCAAAGGGTAAGAAGCTTGAGAAGTATGAACGCGAATGGTTGAGGCAGAATCGCGAAATCGTAAATCTTCCGCAAAAATACACGGCGGAAGATGAAGAAATGTTGAAGAAATGGACAGGAGGCGGATAAATGGCAACTGAATTGAGATTCCCGGTGGAAATTGACGATAGCCAAGCCGCCAAAGAGCTTGACAAGCTTGTAAACAAGATGGACAAGCTCAAAGAAAACATAGCAAAAAATGAATCTGCGCGAGCGCCAATAGTTGAACAGCTCAAAGAGGCGCAGGACGCAGCCGTTGAAGCATATAACCGTGTCGAAGAGCTGAAAGCAGCGCTTGCCGAAAGCGAAGCGAAAACAAGCATAACGGGCAACGCTGATCCCGGTACTTATATTGCTGAAATCCAACGCCAGACGCAAATCAAGGCCGAGCTTGCGGAGCAAGAAAAGATAATGCAAGCCAAAGAAAAAGAGGCACAGAAGCTCGAAGCACAGGACAGTAAGATACTCGATGTGCTCGCTCAACAGACGGCGGAGCTTGAGCAAGCGCAAGAACGCGCAGGGAAGCTTACAGAACAGATAACGGACGCGACAAAGGGTAAGAATCTCAAGGCTATATTTGAGGGCACGCGGGCTGCTGTTAATAGCGGTGTGAAGAGCCTGCTTAGATACGGCATAGGCATACGCACGCTTTTCACGCTGTTCAGTAAGCTGAAAACTTATACGATCGAAGCGGTAAAGGCTTTTGCAGAAAATGACCCGGATACGCAAAAGAGCATCAACGAGCTGAAAGCATCTTTGCAGGGGCTTAAAGGCTCTTGGGGAGCGGCATTCGCACCGATCCTTAATGCGGTTATTCCTGTACTACAAACGCTTGTCGGCTGGCTCACAAAGGCCGCGAATGCGATTGCGGCATTTTTTGCGGCACTTAGCGGCAGGGGTTCTTTCAAACGCGCTATAACAGATACCGGAAAGCTGAGTGACAATCTATCTTCTGGCGCCGGGGCGGCAAAAGACATGAAAAAACAGCTCATGGGTATTGATACTTTGAATGTTATGTCGGACAACTCTGACACCGGCGGAGGCGGAGGAGGTTCTGGCAGTGGGCTTGAATACGAAGACGTGCAGATAAGCGATAAGCTCAAAAACAATCTCGAAGCTATCAAGGACATAATCGTTGCCATCGGTGCAGGAATTGCTGGCTGGGGACTCGGGAAAGTCTTGACAAACCTCGGACTGATTAAAGGCGGTTTTAAACAACTGCTCGGAATTGCGTTGCTTGTAAGTGGCACAGTTGTTGCCATTAAAGGCGGAATCGACGCATGGAAAAACGGCATTGATTGGCAGAATCTCATTGAGATGATCGGCGGTGTTGCACTTGCTGCTGGCGGCGCAGCTCTCGAGTTTGGAAAGACGGGCGCGGCGATAACGCTCTTGATAGGCGGAATCGGTATGATTGTAACTGCGTTTCACGATTGGATAACGACAGGCGAATTATCCACGCAGACAGCGGCGCTTTTTGCGGGCGGAATTATCGCGATAGGGCTTGCCCTTACGCTGCTTACCGGGTCATGGATACCGCTTGTAATAGCCGCCATATTAGCGCTTGGAGTAGCCATCGTGAAGTGGTGGGATGAAATATCCGCGTGGCTTGACGGCGTTGTAGGGAAAGTGAATAGCTTTTTCAATAACGCTATAAAAACGCTTTCGGAAAAAGGAACTCTGATCACTGGCGTGTTTATACTTTTGTACGGAAGCGTTCAGACGATTTTCAACGCAATTGCAGGTGTTATAAAAACAGTGCTTGCAATTATCCGCGCGGTACTTATTACGTTTGCACAAGTAGTCAGAGGTTTTGCTACCGGCGATTGGGCATCGTCGCTTGAAGCGATTAAAAGCGCGTGGTTGGACGTGTGGAATAGCATCAAACAGACGGGCGCAAACATCATCAACGGCATTATAGGGACGGTTGAGGCGTTCGTAAATAATGTTATTGTTATGTTCAATCGGCTTGTCAGCGCAGTAAGCAGCGTCATGCAATTCTTCGGCGGCGGCGGTATAAGCTGGCGCGCCGGTACGGTATCTATCCCACGGCTTGCAAAAGGCGGCATAGTTGATACAGCTACTATGTTTGTCGCCGGTGAAGCCGGAAAAGAAGCCGTTGTGCCGTTAGAGCGTAATACACAGTGGGTAACAATGGTTGCGGATGGCATCGTTGACCGTATGACGGACAAGTTTGCCGGTCTGAACATGAGAATGCCCGCCGTTGCGGGCGGCTTTGTCGCGCCGCCTAATGCGTTTTCAGCTGGGAGCGGCTACGGTATATCCCCGGAACTTGAAAGCAAGATAGACGCGCTGCTCGACCGTCTTAACGGAAACAACAGACCCATTGAGGTGCGGACTACCGTTGAACTGGACAAGCGCAAGGTCGGCGAGAGCATATACACCTATACCGAAGAGAGAAACAGGGGGCGGGGCAAATGAAGCTTGTAGTAAACGGCGTGGATATGCTTCCCTATCTCGACGGCGGCGGTTATAAGGTCACGCGCGAGGACGGCGACAGCCCGGACGCGGGACGCACAATGGATTACACCATGCACCGGGCGAGGATAGCGACGAAATTCCGCATAGACGCGACTTTCAAGATGCTGTATACTGCAGACGCTGAAATCGTTCTGCCCGCGCTGCTGCCGGAGTATGTCGAAGTGACCTATACTAACCCTTGGCTCAAGGGTACACAGGTCACGACGATGTACAACAACACCGGCAGCGCGACGGTCGACACCTCGTTCGGCGACGGAAAAGACCGCTGGAACATTGACGCGCTTGCACTTGTGGAGAGATAGCCATGCAGACGACGAGCGCCTTATACAAAGAAATAATCGCCGGTAATCATTGGTTTGAAACGAAAATGGTAATCGGCGATGAATTTTACCTCATAGACGAGAGCAAGAACTATATCACGTTTGGCGGAACGCGCATTTACTACGACTCTGACAGCGGCGGATATAGCGCCAATATGCTGAAAGAGATAAAAACCACTCAGCACGTGTTCACCGACGACAAGCCCGCTGTTGGCTGCTGCGTGTCGGCAGAGATAGATGTGACCATGATAAAGCCGACGGCAACGATCACCAAAATGTCTTCTCTGAAGCCATTTGTGCGCGCCTGCAACGCCGCAAAGCAAAGCGAATGGATACCTAAGGGCGTTTTCTATATCGACACCAGAAGTGACGGAGAGAGCACGGACGATATAGTATTTCACGGCTATGACGCTATGCTGAAAGCAGAAACGGACTTTCCAACGTCCGGCGATATTGGCACATGGCCAAAGACCGACATTGACACTGTGCGCTTTATCGCTGCACTGATGGGTGTGGAGGTCGATCCCCGCACGGTGGACATTATGCAGCGCGGTTATTTGGTACAGTATCCCGGGGGATACGCTATGCGTGAAATCTTGGGATACATCGCCGGTATGTACGCCGGGAACTTCATTATGACCGACGCGGGAAAACTCCGGCTCATACGTTTAAACGAGATCGGCATAGAGACACACTATCTTGTTGACAACGCCGGATATTCCATCAGGTTCGGGGGTGACAGAATACTTGTCTGATTCCGTTTTTATCGGGCGCAGCGCGGCGGGGTATACTACCACGCCCGCGCTTGCGAAATATACAAAGGTTGTTATTAACATCGACGATGACAACTATGTCGAAGCCGGAGACGGTGACAATGTATTAGAGCTGTCATGCCCGTGGGCAACGGCGCAGATGGCAGCAGATATCCTTGAAAGCATCAAGGATTACAGCTATCAGCCATACGATACAGATTGGGCAAAGCTTGATCCGGCGGCGGAGCTGGGCGATGGCGTGACCATAAACGGCGCATTCAGCGGTATTTTCACCAAAGAAACGACGTTTTCAACGCTCATGGCGGCGCGTATAGCCGCCCCGCAGGATAACGCCGTTGACCATGAATACCCGTATAAGTCGCAGACGGATAGAAAGGTAACGCGGCAATTCTCGGAGACCCGCGCGAGCCTCCGCGTGAATGCCGATAATATCGCCGCTGAGGTCTTGGCAAGGGAAAACGGTGAGAATGAAATGCGCGCTACGCTGCAGTTACACGCATCGGAGATTGCCGCGAGGGTGACGCAAACCGGCGGCGATAATAAAAGCTTCGGTTGGTCGCTGACAGCCGACGGTTTTATACTGTCCAGCAACGGACAGCAGGTGTTCAAAGCCACGAAAGACGGCGTTGATATCACCGGCAAAATAACCGCCACAAGCGGCTTTATAGGCAATAAATCCAACGGGTTTACCATCGGAGCCAACGCGATATATAACGCGCTGTCATCGCTGTACGGCACGACAAACGGCGTGTATATCGGCACGGACGGCATAGCTCTTGGCGGCGGCAAATTCCGCGTTGACAGCTCTGGCAATCTGTATGCCACAAGCGGCACGTTTACCGGCAATGTATACGCGAACCAAATACAGGTGGGCGGCGATGCGGGATATATCGAGGGTTCGCAGGTGGGGAACAACACCATAACGACCGCGAACACAAATGGTTATCTCAACGGCGGCGTTGCGAACGGATATTATGCCGGTGATGTGTTCTCCGGCGCAGCTGTGGCAAGCGCAATGACCGCAACCAGTGGCGGAATTACGGGGAATAGGTTGTTTAAATTGTACGGATATACCGTCGCACTCAGCTACATAAAAGACTATTCGGGTGAATTTTTCCCCGTTTTGACATTCGTGTAAGGAGGAAGCATGGATAAAATCATATTCGCAGACAACAGCGAATATAACTGCGGCTTTTGCGGTCTCGCCACGGTGGGGCTGCTTTTCGTCACACTGACGGGCATTTCCTTTGCAGAGGGCGCGGTTATATTCAGCGACGAGAAGAAAACCGGGAAAATACGATACGTTGCGGCAAACGGCGAAGAGACGGTGTTTGACCATTATACAAAGTTTGAATACCTCGTCAATGAACCGACCGGCGGCGTTCGCGGCGCGCTGAGACAGCAGTATGCAAGCGAGGTGCAGACCAATGAATGAGAAGATAGACGCAATAATCGCCGTGCTTGATGGCCTGCGCATAGATGGCATGGCAAATTTTGAGCGGCTTGTGTACGTTAAGCTGCTCCTTGAACAGCTGAAAGAAAAGGAGTGATGACTTATCGCAGATAAAACCGTTTCTGAGCTCCCGCGCGCTTCGTCGGTAACGACAACAGATCTATTTGTGCTCGAACAGGCGGGACAGGCAAAGTCACTGACTGGGCAAGTGCTCATACGTGACCTTGCAACGGCGCTCGATGGGCACGGCGGCATAAATAGTATTACCTTAAACGATGATTACACGCTGACCTTTACCATGGCCGACGAAACCACGGTTACAACTACCTCAGTGCGCGGCGCGACAGGCGCAAAAGGCGACAAGGGTACAGATGGGCGCGCCATTACAAGCGTTACCAAGACCGATACCAGCGGCCTTGTGGACACGTATAAAATACAGTTTTCCGACAACACAAGTACCACGTTCACGGTGACAAACGGCGCAAGCATAAAGTCTATCGCCAAGACCGGCACGAGCGGGCTTGTTGACACGTACACGGTCACGCTGACAGATAATACGACCTCCACCTTTACCGTGACGAATGGCAATGGCATAGCGTCGATCACTCTGCAATCCGGCACTCATGCGGCAGGTACGACCGACGTATATAAGATAACTTTTGACAACGGACAGTATACCACATTCAGCGTATATAACGGCCTCAATGGCTCCGGTTCTGTTTCGACTATTAACGAAAAACTGCCTGACGCTTCGGGCAATGTTTCGCTTGCTGCTGCCGATGTTGGCGCAGCTCCTGCAATAAAAACCGCGACGGTCACACTCCCGGCCGCATCGTGGACGGGCAGCGCATCGCCGTACTCGCAGACGGTCACGGTCGACGGCGTCACAGCGAACAGCCGCATTGATATAAATCCTGACACTGCCGTTATGAACGGAGCGATGGAGGGCGGATATGGCCTTGTATTTGGCAACAACGCCGGAACTATCACCGCTTATGCAGTCGGGGATAAACCCACTGCGGCGATCACCGTGCAAGTGAGCATTACGGAGGTGACAGCATGAGCGAGATATTCGGCAATGGCGTCATGGGCGGCGGAGGCTTGACAAACTCAAAGCTTGCCCTCGCCAATGCACAGGCTGCAGATGTGCGCAGCGGTAAAAAGTTCTATGCCGGGGATAAGCAGATCAAGACCGGCACCCTCGCCGACGTTACGCAGGCCACCCCCGCGATAACTGTCGACGCTGCAGGTAAGATCACCGCCTCAGCGACGCAGGCCGCGGGCGTAGTCGCCGCCGGGACGAAGTCCGCGACGAAGCAGTTGACGGTTCAAGCGGCGAAGACGGTGACGCCCAGCACTTCAGCGCAGACAGCCGTTGCAAAAGGCGTATTCACGACCGGTATCATCACTGTCGCCGCCGTCTATGCTGTGATCCGAGTCACCTACCCCTCGGGTTCGACCTGCACTTGCACGAACGGCAGTAAAACGCTGACGGCCAAGGACACGAGCGGCAAGGCGTTGTTTGTTATCCCCTCCGCCGGAACGTGGACGGTCACGGCGGTCAGCGGCAGCGACAGCGCGAGCAAGGCCGTGAGCATCACAGCTGAGGGGCAGGCCGCGACGGTGACGCTGGTCTATTGGGACGGCACGATATACGACGCAGGCAACGAATACACCGCGCAGACAGGCGGCTGGACGTGCGTGACTACGGGCGGTGATGCCGCAGCCACAAAAACAAATAATCGGCTTACTGTATCTGTGAACCAGACAAGCAGTACGGCGTATGCCCGCACTGCAAACAAGATTTCCCTTACCGGCTTCACAAAGATCCAGGCCACCGTCTCCGCGCAGACTCACAGCAGTTCTTGGGGCGGCAACGAACGCTGCAAGCTGCTGGTATCGGCTAACGCTGACCTGAGTGACCCTGTGGCATCAGTGCAGCCGACAACAAATGACGCGCAGACTCTTTCACTGGATATAAATCTTACCGGCACATATTACGTCGGAATCAAGGCTGCCGCCGGTACCGCAAGCAGCGTATCCATGACGGTAACGAAGATAAAACTGGCGTAGGAGGGCAGGACATGATCATTTATATTGACGGTGATTTTAAGTGCCACGTCTCGGCGGCTGAGGGGCGCAGGGAGATAGAGACAGGCTTCTTCAACGGCAAGTGCCCAGAGTGGATAGAGAGCTACCGCTTCGTCCCCGAGGGCGGGACATGGACGCGCGAGGACGGAGAAGAGTTCGCTGGCGCGGAGATGATAAGCCCGTGGAAAGACCTGGGCGAAGCATATGCGGCGCAGACGGTGTACCTGACAGGGAAGCTCGCGGCGGCAGAGGCGGACATCGCGGAGCTGGACATAGCGCTGCTCGACGCGGAATATGAAAACATAACGGGAGGAACGGACGATGAGTGATCTGATATACAGAGTGTGCAAAAGGACGATACGGCGCGGGGGATATCCTGCCGATATGCAGACAAGGCTCGATGTGTTCTACGCCGGGGGCAAGCTCAGCACCGCGGAATACGACGAGCTGTGCGGTATGCTTGAGGCTGAATGACGATGGACGTTATCGAAAGCGCCGCGGCATACGCGCAGAACATCGCGGCGGACGACAGCCACGGCTACGATCAGGCCGGCCGCTGGGGGCCTGACTACGATTGCAGCAGTCTGGTGATCTCCGCTTTCAGGAAAGCAGGAGTTCCGCTCAGCTGCACCTATACGGGAAATATGCGCGGGGACATGCTGCGCTGCGGCTTCGAGGATGTGACCGGCAGCGTCGATCTCACGACCGGCGCAGGACTTGAGCGCGGGGACGTGCTCCTGAACCACGTGCATCACACCGCCCTGTATATCGGCGGCGGGCAGCTCGTACAGGCGAGCATCAACGAGTACGGCGGCACGACCGGAGGCCGGACCGGCGACCAGACCGGGCGCGAGATATACACGCGCGGCTACTACAACTATCCGTGGGACTGCGTACTGCGCTACACCGGGGCAGAACCGGACACGGTGCCGGCACCGGCGAAACCGACACGCTATGTCACCGTCGAGCTGCCCATGCTGGAGGACGGACAGACGGGCGTAGTCGTCGCCATGCTTCAGGCAGCGCTGAAGTATCTCGGGTATGATCCCAGATGGATCGACGGTGAGTTCGGAATCAGGACGCGCAACATGCTCATGGCCTATCAGGCAGAACACGGCCTTGAAGCTGACGGCATCTGCGGCGCGGCCACGTACAAGAGTTTGATAGGAGGTAAGCGGAAATGACCAAGATACTGAGATACTGATATGAACCGGCAGGGAAAAGTAACTATACGCGCGAAGAATCTTAACTTTAATCAAAACAAAGGAGAAACAAAAATGAATGCACCTGACAAAGCCTTGCAGTTCAAGGCATGGATCGTCGCAGCTATCGCCTTCCTCACGGCGCTGTGGGGCTGGGTAGGCTGGGCGGTAATCATCTGGATCGCCTGTATAGTCCTCGACTATGCTACGGGAACATGGGCCGCGAAGAGCGCCGGAGACTGGTCATCCGCCGTAGCGAGAGCGGGACTGTGGCACAAGCTGGGCGAGATCGTCGCCGTTCTTGTGGCGGCGCTCTGCGACATAGCCATCAGCGTAATAATCAATGGAGCCGGCATAGACATCGGCATAACGTTCGGAACGCTTATCACACCGGTCGTGCTGCTCTGGTACATAATCACAGAGCTGGGCAGCATAATTGAGAACGCTGGTAAGCTCGGCGCGCCTATCCCGGAATGGCTTAAGAAGTGGCTCAGAAATTATAAAGACAAGATAGATTCAGATCACGAGCCGCCCGTTGAAATAATCGAGTCGGACGAAACTCAGAACGAATAAGCAACACGCGCCGCGTGCAGTCGAAGGCCTGCGTGCCTACGTGGGGTGATGTAGGCTGCACCCGGCGCAAACAGAAAAATCCTTGTAAACCGACAAAAACGGAGGACAGATGAAAGAATCCGTGAAAGATTTCTGCCGCTTGAATGGGCTGAACCAACGATCAGCAAACCTTGTAGACATGCTATATAATGCGTACATAGGAAGTGAGGCTAACGACAACAGCAGAAATAAGAACCAGTCTGATAACGCCGGGGGAGAAGAACAAGCTGCAATTTCCGAGAGCACTAAAGGAACAGTTTGAACGCGACTGCGGCTTTACCGACGAGGAGTTGACCATATTCCGCATGAGGGCGCGGGGAATGAGCATCTTGCAAATTTCCTTTGCTCTTCAGACGGAGACTGAGCTATACGGCACTGAGAAAGTCGAGCGCCGTATACGGAGCATAAAAAACAAAATAGCTGCCGCGATTGATGGCTAAATAATGTGTTGATGAGGGCTAACCGATGGGTTAGCCCTCTTTTTTTATGCGAGAATATCAGCAGAAAGGACGTGACGCAATGGATTACCCACAGTATTACCAGCAGCCCCCGCAACAGCCACAGCAGCAGTTCTACGGCGGCTATCAGCGGCCTATGCAGCAGGTGCAGCAAGCAGCACCGCCGGGGTATGTCTGCAAGCCCGTGACAAGCCGTGAGGAGGCCGTAGCGACGAGCACAGACTATTTCTCCCTTGGTGTCGTAATGCCGGACTTGGGGCACGGCATGATCTATCTCAAGCGCTTTAACCAGCAGACCGGATCATCCGACTTTTTCGAGTTCCAGCGGTATATACCGGAACAAGCGGTGCCGGTGGAGTATGCGACGAAAGCCGATCTTGACGCGCTCCGGGCGGAGCTGACACCTAAAAAGAAACGGAGGGCAGACGACGATGAATAACCTTTTCCCGCCGCAAATGGCAAGAAATATAAAGGGGATGGCGACAGAGGCAATAGGCACCATGAAGCAGATGGGGCAGATGGCCACAGATGCGGAAATGGTAATGACACTGATAAGCGCCTATAAGTCGGGGAACTTCTTACCAGCGTTGCAGCAGATGGCGTCACAGAATCCGAAGATGGCGCAGGCGGTGACGATGCTGCAGGGTAAGGACGCTAACAGCCTTGCACAGATGGCGCAAAACATGGCTGCCGAGCGTGGCACTACAGTAGATGAACTGGCCAAGGAGCTTGGCCTCAAATAAATAAAAATCCTATCAGTTTTGCAGGTCTTGATAAAAACTGCCCCGACAAATGCAGACGGGGCGCGCGACCCGTGTGTAAATAAACTGATAGGAGATTTTTTATGGCAGACGATTTTATAAGCGGATTCCTCGCCGGGCAGGGCGACGGTAATTCTAATCGCGGCGGAATGTTCGGCGGTGACGGATGGTGGGCTATCATAATCTTTGCCCTGATCTTCGGCTGGGGGCGCGGCGGCTATGGCGCTGGCAATGGAGCCGGTGACGGCGGTTCGACTGGTACAGGCGCGGCGATGGCCGGGTATGTTCTCACGACGGATTTTGCGAACCTTGAGCGCAAACTCGACGGTGTAAACAACGGCATCTGTGACGGCTTCTACGCGATGAATACCGGTATGCTCAACGGCTTTGCAGGGGTCACTCAGGCGGTCACAGGCGGCTTTTCTGCGGCGGAGCTTGCAAGGTGTAACCAGCAGGCGGCACTCATGCAGCAGCTCAACGCGATGCAGATGCAGGCACAGGAATGTTGCTGTGAGAACCGCGCGGCTATTGCGCAGGTGCGCTACGATATGGCTACACAGGCTTGCGACACCCGTAACACCGTGCAGGTAGCAGCTCGCGACATCATAGACAGTCAGAACGCGGGAACCAGAGCTGTCCTTGACTTCCTGACTAACAGCAGACTGCGCGATCTTGAGGCGGAGAACTCCACACTGAAGCTTGCGGCGTCTCAGGCGGCGCAGAATAACTACCTTGTCAACACTCTGCGCCCTGCACCCATACCGGCGTATCAGGTGCAGAACCCCTATTCGTATGGCGCGAACGGTTGCGGCGGCTGCGGCAACTATTAAGCAAAACTGATATCGGGGCGGGGATAACCCGCCCTTGAAAGGAGATTACTATGTCATGTAAACCCGTATGTCAGCTTTGCCCAAAGCTGATACTCAGCCAAGCGATAACGTTTGCCGATGGCAACGTAGTTGTCAACCTCCCGGACGGCAGCTATACCAACGGCGGGAAATACTGTATCGTGTTGGCACAAACCATACCCGCGACGGCGACGATCAACGCGCCGGTCGTGTTCACCATCGGCACGGGGACAACTCAATTTCCGCTGACAAACCGCTGCTGCGCACAGGTGACAGCGTGCGGAGTGCGGACGCGGACGAAGTACAGCACCATCGTTGTCACGAACTCAACGGGCGCGACGTTCCGCATGATCGGAAACCCATGCTGCTCTCCGAGCAACAATCTTACCGCAGTTAACGCGGCAACAGGAGGTGCGACAGCATGAGCAGAACCGACCGTATAATGAGAATCCGCGACTATCAGCCGCAGGACAAATACCGTGACCGCCGGGGGCGCGAGCATTACGACAATGGCCGCTACGCTCCGCGCAACGAATACCGCGACAACTACCGGGATGACTATTATGAGCGCCGCAGAATAGGCTTTGACTACGATGCGCCGCGTATGGGTGATCCGGCGAGCTATGGCGGGGACTATGAGCGCGGTTATGGCGGCGGCAGTATGTACAACGGCATGAGCCGCGAGATGGCGGATGAATGGATGCATAACCTTGAAAATGAGGACGGCAGCAGGGGCGCACATTGGAGCTACGATCAGACGTCGAATCTTCTTAGTCAGAAGAAATATGACTGCGATCCGATAGAGTTCTATGTTGCAATGAATATGCTGTACTCTGACTATTTCAAGGTTGCAAAGAAATTCAATGTCAACAACACAGAGTTCTACGCCGATCTTGCCGAAGCGTTCCTCTGCGATAAGGACGCAGCAGACGATAAGCTCATAAGATATTATGAGTGCGTCGTAGACTAAGCCGGAGGCCGGGGACAATCCCCGGCCTTTTTGTTGATAATAAGGTTAATAATAGCCAGCGGTGGCACGTCTTGAAAAACTCTTGAATAACTGCTTACTGAACCGTCTTTTTGAGTGACTTCCTATTATCAACGTATTATTAACAAAAACCAGCAAACCGTTGAAAATAGGCGCATTTTCCGTGAATGGGGTTCAAGAGGCCGCTGGTTCAACTCCAGTCACTCGGACCAAAAGTGAGCAGATTTAAGGCAAAAACCTTGAAACTGCTCACTTTTTTACTCTGCTCCGTTCCTGCCCGTTCCGCGCTATTATCAACGTATTATTAACACAATTAGAGCGCGTCGGTGATCTTTCTCAAGTCCTCATAGCTCACATCTTGGTAGTAGCGCAGCATTTCATCGCTGGTATGCCCTATGAGGGCGAGTTTATCCTTGTCTGCTCCGGGGGCGCGTTTCATAAGCGTTGCGAACGTATGACGGCAGCTATGCGGCGTGTACGTGTAAAATTTCTTCCCGTCGCGCTCGACGATGGGATTGTCTATGCCGCATTTATCAAGCACGGAATAAAACAGGTCACGATATCGTGAGGTCGTGAACGGCTTCCCGTCCTCATCGGTGAACACCGCACCGCTGGTTTTGCCCTGCATGGCCTTGTCAATGTACTTCTGAATCTTCGGGGAGACGGTGACAGTGCGATCCGTCCCGGCCTCTGTTTTAGCGCCGCCGATAAATGCTCGCTCTTTGCTGTTGTAATTCGCCGCGTCGAGCGTTACAAACTCGGCAGGACGAAAGCCAAGGTAACATTGGCACAGCACGATAGACGCGCCAAAAACGCCGTCTACGTGCTTCTCAAGCTTTGGTATAGCATCATCCGGCAGCGCGTTTTTCGTGCCGCTGTCGCCGCTCACGGTGAGGTACTGCCCCATATTAAGCGTGACGTAGTGCCGGGGGATGGCGAATTTGTAGAGCAAGCCGCATAGGGCTTTCATGTTCTCTTTTGTGCGCCGCCCTTTGTTGCACTCATCAAGGCAGTCTTGCAGGTCGTCAATGTCTATATCCGAAATGTACAGACGGTAGACCGGCGCGAAATATTTATACGCCGCCTTGTAACAATCCATCGTAGACTTCCCGGCGCGGTGCGTCGGCTGCCATGCCTCATAGATTTGCTTGAACGTGGCCTGTTTAGGCTTCTCACGCGGCGCGAGCTTCAGGACGGGTAAATAGTTCACCGCTTCTTTCTTTGTCTTAAAGCCGCCCTTAGTGCGCGAGACGGGGCGCGACACGCCGTCACTCCCGGTCGCATAGTCTATCGTTACCTTTGCTGTCCACGTCTTTCCGCGCTTGTAGACCGTGCCCATACCGTTCCCCCGGCTCTTCACCGTGCGCGGCTCTGACTGCTGCTTCACACCGCAAAACATACAGTATTTGCTTATGTCGGGGATCTCTTCTTTACATTTTCGACATTGCATAACATCACCCAATAACAACGCCCCCGGTCTAACGACTGGGGGCTATTTTTATTTCCTGAACAAAAACCGCAAGGCGTAGCCGATGGCGGCAAGCGCTGCAATGACAAGCAGCACAAGGAAAACAAAGAACGCGGATACTCCCGCCGAACGAAAAAGACCGGCATTGAGAATATGGGCATCAAAAACCATATAGCCTATAACCACCAAGAGCAAAAGCACCGATACAGATGTGAGCGCGCCGACAATAACGCGGGCAGTTTCGAGCCGTTTATCTTTCTGCTCATCAATGGCTGCAAGACGGGCGTTATCAAGTTCCAGCTCATGGGTGCGTTGTTTCTGTGCAAGACCGCTCCGTTGCGGCTCGTCAAGCCCGCACATAGCGTTAAGGGACAGGCCAAGTGCCTTGCATTTCGCGGCTTCATAGAAAAGAAGCGGTTGTTTTGTGCGCCCGGAATTTGTGTCGCAAATGTTATTGTACGGCACTCCGGAAAGATCGGATAATTCTTGCAGTGTTAACCCACTGGAATTTTTAGCCTTGCGCATTTTCTCAAGATAACTGTCGAAATAAGGCTGCAATTCCGACATAGCAGAAATCTTCCTGTCTTCGTCGCTCATTTTGTTGCCTTTCACATAAGATTTGGGAAGCGCTTGTAAAAACGCAATCTCATTTGGAATTAAAAACGTGGACAAATTAGGTGAAAATCTGCTACCCTTTAAGCGTAGCAGATAAGTCGGTTTACAAGGTATCTGTTACAGCCCCGGCAGAGGTTGCCACCAATGCCGGGGCGCTTGCTTAATTACGATAAACCAAGTTGAGCTTTAGCGACTACTTTACCACCTTGAAACGTAACGTTGGCGTTGGAGCCGGGAGCGGCACCATACCATACATATATTTCGGTCTTGTATTCATTTCCACCAATATCGACCTGCGATGAAAGTTCTCCCTCGGAGCCGACGATGTTTACAACTTCGTCGTAAGTCATGCCGGTTTCAATCGCGTTGAATTTCTCAGCTGTGATTCCTTGCACTTCGCTTTTTGCTGAACCACCATTCCCGCCAATCGCGCCCGCGAAAATAGAAATACCGACAAAAAGCATGATGATTCCGAAAAACACGCGCCAACCGCTGGGCTTCCTTTTCGCGCCGCACTGGGGACAGACTTTAGCGCTCTTCGAGATTTGCGCGCCGCAGTCCTTACAGGTCACAAGCTTGGACATAAGCATTACCCCTTTTCAATATAATGTGAATAAATTGTTACGCTGCTTAAATGTTAACACTTTGCGCTGTCAAAATCAAGTGAAATTTGTCGAAAAATATAAAAGGAGAAGAAAAAGTGGAAAAGAAGCGAGAAGAACTAATAAACATGGTATGCGAGATGAACGTTGAACAATTCAAATGGTTTACAGAGCGAGCGCTTGAACTGCTATCTGATAAAGAGCTTCAACTTTATCTTCGGGCAGCGACATTATCAGACTAAGCATCTTCATTTTAGTAGATTCCGTATCGTGGTGTTCCATTTCAAGAAGAAAGTCTGTGGTGACGTTAAAATGTTCTGCGAACATTACCACGAACTTTGAATTAGGAGTTGAACCGTTGCGCCATGATGTAGGCTTTGATGTGCTTATACCAAGTTCTTTACAAACGGCTGTAACTGTTGTGTTGTTGGCTTTACATAGATTTTCAAGAACATCGATGAACATAATTGCACCTCGCTGAAAGTAGTTGCATAACTCTGATTTCGGAGTTATAATAGCTATACCAGAATATAAATTGAAAGGAGAAAAAATGAAAACGCGAAAACAGGTTGAACGGGAAAACGCCGTGCTGAGGGAAAGAATAAAAGAATTAAATATTTCTCTGGATACGGAAAGAGCATTTAATAAAGCAATAAAAGAAGCGTCAGAAAAGGGAATGCTCCCAGTAAAAGGCGCAGAATGTACGGGATGTAAGCATGCGTTTATCTATGTGGCTAACAGCAGCGCACTTGCTGTTGCCTGCCGCAAAGACGTAGATTGCAAAGAATTTGAGCCGCGCGAGAAACCAGAAATAGAGTATGCGGGTATAGCTTACGGGGATAGCCGCTATTTCGTGCGATCTATTATCCGATAAACAAACTCTGTATAACCTCCAAAATGTCGGGGAGGTTAGTCAATATTGAAACAAATAACGCAAGCGCGGAAATAGTAAGCGCTGCCCAAGATCGCGCTATGCTCCTATCCGGGTGCAAAAAAGCGAGCCCTGCCAATGGCACAATTGAGCGGTCAACTTCGGAGTATACAACGCCAAAAATATCACGGTGTATTTCCAAACCGTACTTTCTTGGCGATTGGTAGAGATAACCGCGCGATATACACTCTGCCATTACTTCTTTATCCAAGTTAGTAGGATTTTCCGGTAGTGCTTGTCCCCCGTGAGCGACACGGCGGATCATCTGCCGCATAGCATGGTTTAATTGATGCTGTGAAGTAATCCGCCTTTCTTTTTTCATATTTATATATCTCCTTTTTGTACAGCTCTGCTAATTGCGGGGCTGTATTTTTGTTTAATGCGCTAAAACTCCGAAAACGGAATTTTAGCCATTGACTAACTCCGAAATCAGAGTTATACTGTCGTTGTAAACATTGATAGACGAAAAAGGTAACACAAAACCAAGCCCTAACGGAAAGATTTTTCCGAAAAAGCTGTAAGAACGTATTGTGACTGTTGGCGCTTTCACAATACAACTTTTACCGCGAATTGTCAATGTTTTCTCTGATAAAACGCAGAGGGGGTGAGCGACATATACGAACTGTTCAGAGGCAAGATAGCCGAGCAGAAGAAAATCCGCCATCTGACGGATGCAGACATAGCGAAGATGACCGGCTATACCACAAGCACCATACGGGCGTTCATGTGCGGCGTTCGTGAGAATGAGAAGATAGCAACCGCCATAGCACAGGCACTTGAAATTGAGAGGTAACAAGCCGAAAGGCAAGTTATAAGCCCCGCGAACTGCTGGAAACGCACAGGAAACGGCCTTGAAACAAACTCAGGAGCGGGGCAAATGAAAAGGAGAAGAGAAAATGAAGCAGTTTGAATTTAATAAGGAGCAGATTCAGACCATAGCCGACGAAGTAGAGCGCCGGATGCGGACGTATACCACGGACCTATGGAGCGAGGCCGAGATAGAAGATATCCGCCGTACGATGTGGCAAGGCGTTTATTCCACACTCTGCGTGATGGCGTCCAACTGGCCGGAGGTCAGGGACTGGACAGATGAAATTCAGGGGAGGTGAAAACATGAGCGAACAGGAAAAGAAAACCGCAAAGGAAGTCATTGACAGTCTGAAGCAGATACCGCCCGACGGCGCAGATTACGTGCGCGGGTACTTGCAGGGCAGACTTGACGGGCTGAAAAAAGAAAAGGAGGACAAGGCGTGAACAGTGTCCCACCGTGTGAGGACTTAGCCCCGTATCTACGGCAGAAACTGACGCAAGACAAAGAGTATTCATGGCAGACAGCACCGTACATACATGAAGAAGTTCGCGCGGTGTTGCGAGAGGCAGAATATGCCTCAATGCCGATTCCAGCGTATGCGCAGGTTTACCAACGGAGCGAGTATCCGGACTGGGTGAATGTGGGTGGCCGTTATATCGACGGCACATTAGCCCGGACGCAGCTGCTAAAGACACAAATGGAGAATATACAGGCGCAGATCAACCAGAACATGATAAACGCGATAAATGCCCGCAACGATGCGGCGCAAACTTTTTGGAGGTGGTCATGAGTGACGATTGACGATATCGAGGCCATGGATAAGGCCACGTTAACACCGCAGGAGGCCGCAAGCGTCATCGGTTGCAAGCCCTATGATATCAACGTGAAATTCAAAGAGGGCAAGCTTGAGTTTCCGGCAATACAGAGCGGCAACCGCGTCAAGGTTCTCCGAGAGCCGTTTATACGGTTTGTGAGGACAGGCAAATGAGACCCTGCATGGGCTGTGAGTTCCGCCGCGTCGGCTGTCATGCTGACTGCGAAGCGGGCAAGGCGCAGGAACGCGAGAACGCAGCAAAGAAAGCGTACATAAGGAAACACAATTATCCCGACGCTGATGAAGTCTTACGCGCGGGAGTGGAAAGGAGAAAGAAAAGATATGGATAGCGTACTTGGATGGCTGACGGTCACTGCCGGGGTGTTCTACTTCTTCGGTGTGCTCTTCCGTCAGGGAGTGCTTGAACTGGAGGAGCGCAGCACGGCGAGTGAAAGAGCGTGGCAGGAGGCCGGGAAATGAGCGTTGAAACATTAAGCGTCCTGATCGTCGGCGCTCTCGCCTTGACGTTGTTTGCTGTGATCATCTATCTCGACATAATCACCGAGCGTGCTAATGAGATACGCGAGATCGCGCAGTCCTACGGGTGGGCGGACATGGACAAGACCGGGAAACTCGACGGCAAGCGTTACACACCGGCTACGGACGCGGATTTCTTCATCATGCCGGACGGCACGAAGATTCACAGGCATTGAAAATGCCGCCACCGATAAGCAGATCGGAAAGCGGCTGGGTATATCAACAAACTTAATTATAAACGAAAAGGATGGGTATGTCAACAATGAACGAGAAAGGTTACAAAGCATACAACCCCGGCTTGATATGCCGTGGGCATAAGTACGAAGAGAATACCGTTTATAAGAAAAACGGTCACGGTATCTGCTGCTCCGGTGTTACGCACTACTGCGTCAACCCGTTTGACACGCTTGACTATTATCCGCTTGTTCAGCCGGACGGACAGTTCAGCGAGTTCACGACGGTTGAGGCAATCGACGAACCGGTCACGGACGACGGGCGAAAGTTCGCGACGAGCACTATAAAAATCGGTTTCAAGCTTGGCTTTAAGGACTTTATACAAGCTTGCGTTGATTTCCTTTATGAAAAAACGATAAAGGAGATGCCGAAACCGGAAGATGTTGATGTTAGCGATAGCGCGCAGATCGGCAGCTCCGGCGATGGCGCGAAGATCGGCAGCTCCGGCTATGGCGCGCAGATCGGCAGCTCCGGCGATGGCGCGCAGATCGGCAGCTCCGGCAATGGCGCGCAGATCGGCAGCTCCGGCGATGGCGCGAAGATCGGCAGCTCCGGCAATGGCGCGCAGATCGGCAGCTCCGGCGATGGCGCGGAGATCGGCAGGCCCGGCAATGGGCCGGAGGTTG